AACTCAGGACTTTTTATTTTTCTTTTTAACTTGTTTAACTTTTTCATTCTTGCCTTTCTTGAAGAGGGACAACAGTATGGATTTCTTTCTTACCTGCTTTATGTTGGGCTTCTTCTTGGTTTGTTTTGTTGCTGGTTTTTTCTTTATTGATTTCTTTGGAGTAACTTTTTTGACTGGTTTCTTTTTAACTTTAGGCTTTACCCACTTGAACCAGTTAGAAGTGTCGCCACCGTGACCATCACGAATAGAGATATGTATATGACTGCGGTGAGGATTACTACCAGTGTAAGTTTTTTCCCCTCTTCCACGCTCCCATATCCTTCCATTAAATATCAGGTACTTGACCCGTTTATCCTTTTTTAACTTCTCAAAGATTTCCTTACCATCTACCCCATTCTTAGGGTCGTGTGTTATGTCTACTGCTAGCCCAGTATTGTGGTCCGAATTGGGGTTCTGCTTGAGATGTGCCAATGAAGGCAACAATCCGTCTGACGCTTTCTTGCGCTTGGGCCACAACTTCGTCGCCTGACGAAGAGCAGCAGTAGCCGCAGGGCTGGCCACCTTCACAACTTTGGCTTTCATTTATTTCTTCCTTATCCATACTTGCCATCCTTTGTGTAGGATTTCTAACTTATCCCTATGTTTTGCTAAGAAGGTATCTATTGCTGGCTTAGGATTCTTGTCAGTCCCATCTGGATGGTCCCACTCATAGTCATCAAAGGCCATAATGCCACCTGATTTTAACAGTCCCCAAGACAGTTCAGCATCAGAGGTTACCGATTCTAGTAGGTGGTCACCATCAATGTAGATAAAATCAAAGTCACCATCACGGTGTTTGGTTAGCCACTCTTTGCTGAATGCTTTATGTTTGTGGACTTTCTTGCTATATGGTTTTATCTGCTCATCATAGGCTGCTTCTACTTCAGCCCAGTCATAAACAGATTCGTGCTGTAGATTGCCACACCAAGGGTCTACATCTACCAGCACAGAACTAGCATCGGTCAGGATATTCTTTAATAGCCAAGCAGATGCATTGCCAGTGAAGACTCCTATCTGTAGGAACTTCAGGTTTTTCTTACCCTTTAATGGGGTAAGCATTCTTTCAAAGTCACCTATAGTGTTGTTATCTTCAAACCATTTCGGAAATTTATCTGCCTTCACTATCCCCTACTTTCTTACTAGTTCTATTACCAAGTCCTTAACTATTTCAAACTCTTTTTCAAGACGGTTTAGTTGGTCTTTAACTGATGACCCACCATTGGGTTTTAGTTCGGCAAGGTAATGTTTTACTAGCCACCTTACTGCTCCTGCAAAACTTGCTACTATGGTGGTTACTGCTACGGCAACTGCTGCCCAATCGGCGGGGGTCATCTCTGGCTCCTTATAGTGTTCTAACGCTGACTAGCACAATTCCTCCGAAACCAGAGAAACGCTTGTCAGTTGGTGTGCGGTTTACAAATGTTACTTCTTCAATGAGACCAATATATGACTCACCAGTTCTAAAATCTTCTACCCTAATAGAGTCACCTAAGTTTTCTAGTGTCTCTAACTCGGTTAGTTTTTCGTAGGCATAGCCTTCGTATCCAATCTGAACACCAAACTTGTCTGTCTCTCTGTCATAACAAGCCAGTGGATACTGGATAATACGTTGACGTGGTACTGCTGGCAGGGCTTTTAGTTGGTAGCCCGTGAAGGTAGGACCTTTAGTTGTGTCGCTGGAGTATCTGTTGATAGTAAACTTAAAGGATAGATATTCCTGTGTGCCTTGCGGGTATGAGACTGACACCTCGGGAGTGAAATCTCCCTCGGCAAATGTGCCGATATTAAACTCTGTGCCTGTATAGTCTATGCTGGCTATGTTTAGTGAGCCGTATGTGTTATCTATGCGGGACTTTAAGAGTTTAAAGACCTTACCCTCAAGGGTTGAGTATCTAATATTTCCAGTAGTTATATAGCCAGAAGAAAGCAAGACCGATGCAGACTCGGAGTAGACATAGCCATTAGTGCTACCATTGTTTTCAGTACAGAAAGCAATTCTATCCGTGCCATTTAGGAAAGCACAGCCAGTAGTTTTATTACCAGTAACTGATGGATAGTAAACATCATTAGCGTATGCAAATCTAAGTGGAGATATTTCATAGCCAAGGTCAATACGAATTAAACCAGGACTATCAGCCACACTAGCAGCACACCAAACAAACCTATCCTTTGCAGCAAAGTCATAGCAAGGCTGGGTTGTTTCTACAATTAGTGGACCATAAGCAATACTTCCGTCACTATCATTGACCAAAGCAACACGGATACCTTCAGAGGTTCCTATCATCATATAGCCTAGATAGTAGAAAATACGATGCACTTTTTCACCAGATGGGAACTCTGCTGCTACCACACCACTAGTAAGGGTAGGCAAAGTACCGTCTGAATCCACAGTAAACTTAATAATAGTTGACTGATTACCATTAAATCCTGCTGCATATATGGCTGAGCCTGATGCTGCTATAGATGTAAATGTATGAGTGGTAGATGGATGGGTATAAATAGGACTAGGTAGGGTTGTAGATGCAGGGGAGAACTCATAGATTTTATTATCAGCACAAAGCATAATACGTTCTTTGACGTATTCCATAACTGCATTAGAGATTTGTCCAGTAGCATCAAACATCTTTACCTCATCAGAGGTATCAGCAGCAGAACCACTAAGTGGTTTCTTATATACAGTTAATTTTGTAGTACCACCAGAGGTAGCATTAGTTATCCAATATGCATAAGTTCCATCATCACAGATAGAGTAGACAGGATATACACCAACACCAGCGTTGTAATCAATAAAGTGAGTTACAGTTCCTGCTGTATCAATCTTATCTACATCATAACCATCCAGTAACAATATGCCACCAGTTGAACCCCAAACAATAGAGCGCATATGTTGGGCTGTTCTGCCAGAAGAATACGATTGCTCTGTAATGTTATGGCCCTCAACACAAGAGCGTAACAAAGTTACTCTACCCTTGTCCCAGACATTAACACCACGGCTATCTGTAAATCTGTAGGCTACAGTCTCACCAACTGATGGGTCGTAATACTTAATACCAGAACCACCGTGAAAAGAAGACTGGCTTCGTATCCACCAGCCAGTAAGCGTCTGCTCACCAGGCTCATTGCTCTGGTCAATCTGTTGCTTACGATATGGTGCTGTCTGTCGGCGGTAGGGAGTTTCATCATTAACATACATAAAAAATGGTTGCCCATTAATTGCCATATCATAGGCTTCACCAGTATTTGCAAAGGTTGCAAGGGTTACTGGATTAGAAAGTACATAGGGTAACTCATCTGTAATGTCGTCGCCGTACGGGGCCATTATTCTCCTTCAGTTACTGGTGCTGGTGGAATTTGAATTATTTCTGATTCTAGTCCTCGTCGCCGTTGGCTTAGTACTGCTATCCTATTTGCTTCTTTTTCATCCCATTCGGCTTGGGTAAATGTCAAGATATCCCAGCGTTGATAATAAATCCCATCCACTAATTCGGGTGGTAGTTCTTTTAGGATTTGTAGAGGGCCCAACTCTGGCGGAGTTGTAGCCTGAACAGTAGCCCAGGGCAAATCAGGATTTAATTCAACATCACCTATATGACGTGGGTACTCACCAGTTTCTGTGTTTATATATAAAGACATTATATCACCTTTACTACACTAGATGTAAATCCAGTATCATCTGTACCCTCAAGGGTTACAAATGAAAAACTGGCGCTTGAGTAAACGTTGCTAAAACTACTAACTGTTATTTCTTCAGTTGCGTCTGATTCAGATAGGCTAGAAGATTCATAAGTATATTCAAAAGATGGACTAGTTCCAACGGTATAAGTACCAGTCTTGCTTCCATCTTTTGGAAGTGTTGCTATCAGGCTAGCATTTCGGTTTCCATAATCAGGGTTACCGTGATAAGCAGTCACAGTAAAAACATCTTTTGCTTTAGATGAAATGCGGGAATATTCTGAATATGTACTACTAATCCAAGACAAACTTCTTTGCCATTGTATCGTGCTTGAAGAGTTATATTTAATAATTACTGACTTGAAGTCGGTAACACTTGGATTGCTATTAAAATCGTTATATCCAGCAAGATATATATCACCATCTTCATCATCACACCCCATCCATATTTCCAAATTATCTCCATAGATTTTTCTTTGGTTGCCAGTTAATGCTCCGCTGGTATCTAATCTTGCTAAATAAGCGTATCCTGGTGCACCACCTGATGTATATAATACGTGGACTATATTTGAACTAGAAACCGACAATCCTTTCATACTGGTACCATTAGGATTAATTTGTTTTGACCATTGTTCGGTTCCCGAAGAATTAAATTTGGTAACTATATTTCTAGCAATTAATGACCCACCTGGAAAATAATAAGAATAGTGGCCTACATAAACATTGCTGTCAGAGTCTACATCTATGGCAGGTGCGATACTAGAATCGCTACCATTTTGGTCAGCCCAGTAATACTTTTGCCATTGTATTGCGCCAGCATCATCTATTTGAATTACTGCTACTTTATTATATCCAACATCTGATATATAGCCAGACAAATATATTTTTCCATTAGGCGCCACTTTGGCTCCAAAAAAATAAGAAGCGTCACTGGAGCCGAGGCGTTTTTGCCACTGCAATACTCCACTAGAATTGTATTTAGCAACAACAGCCTTTACTGCTCCATTAATATTGACATATCCAACTGCATAAAGATTGCCACTAGAATCTACATCGCCCGCGTAAAATAAAATACTCGTGTATAAAGCGTTGCCTGTTTCAAGTAATACTTTAGAATATGTTCTTTCTGGAACTTTACTATATGCAATTGCAGCAGCGTTAGTAGTAGGGCTAACGTTCTCGCTATACATTCCAGGAAAATATAAATTGCCATCAGTATCACTAGCAGCAGTCCACAAATAAATATATTTATTTGCTTCGCTTTGATATTCAACTGCTAAATAACTTTTACCACCTAGTGGAAGAAAGTGTCCATAACCTCTAGCGCCAGGATATGCAGATAGTAATGGTACCATTTATGCAAACCTCGCTTGTGAAGCAAACACTGTATATGTTGGTGTTGCTGCGGTCTTAATGATTGTGTAAGAGTAAGCATCAATACTTGAAGCATTGCCAGAAGTAGGTGCTGAGCCACCCTGCCACTTAGGCGTGACAGATGTACCATCAATCTGAACTGCAGAGTTATAGTAGGCTGTGGTTCCTTGGGTTACTAGGAATACTACTGTAAGAGAGTCGCCTACATCCATCAAAGAGGCTAGAGTTGTGCTGCTATCGCCACGGAAGTTAACTGTCCAGTTAGCGGAGGCATCAGATGTGTAGTACAAGATGCCCTGAGTCTTGGTATCATAGGCAATCGTTCCAGTAGCAGCAGTTGCTGAGACTGTAGTAATTTCCTGCGGTGTTTTAAAGGTAGCATAGTTAGCAGCAGCAGTATTTATAATAGGACTTGTTAATGTCTTATTAGTTAAAGTTTCTGTGCCATCAAGGGTAGCAAAGTCAGCATCGGTCATTGCTGTGTTGAACTGGGCTTTTGTTCCAGATACTGTATTAGAACCTAGGGCAATAGTCTTATTAGTTAACGTTGCTGTACCAGTAGCGGTTACTGCAGCAGATACTGTGGTATCAAAGTATGTTAGGTCATCGCCAGTTAGCACGTGCTTAACTGTTGCACCACCTGAGTGGGTAATAGCGGAAGTACCTGCTCGGCCACGGACAATAGTTAAAGTATCTGAAGTAACTCCAGTGACAAAAACAATTTCTTCAGATGCCGTATCTGGGTCAATGGCTACTGTGAATTGGTCAACTGCTCCAGCACCTAGTGTCACTCCGCCAAGAAGAGCAGCACCAGTACCTGTAGCCACAGTCATAGTGGTAGCAGTATTAGAAATACCTGCTGATAAAGTAGTTTGCGTACTTATGCTTGAGAATTTACGGGCCATTTATTTTCCTTAGCGTGTGTAGTGTGGACGGACTGGATACTTGTCAATCAACTTACCTGCTTCTTCAGCAAGTCTTTGTTGATATAGACCATAGAACAATCTAGAAGCGGTAGCAGAAGCATTAGATGGGATACGACTATCGGCTGCATCAGACTCAGCAGAGGTAAGATTTAGTCTGCCAATATCAATATATGAGACTAGGCGATAAGCAGCACCCATAATGATTACATCACGGGCTGACTCGGGTAGACCAGTAACATCTGCAAAGTTTTCAGAACTAGAATCTAAAGTGTTAGGTTCAGTTGTATAAACTACCTGAACAGTTCTACCTGGGGTAATAGGGTCAAAGATAGAGATAGTAGCAGTAGAGTTAAACGCAGTTGAATTTGCTGCAGTGTCAGGTCTCCAGCGATTAACTGGTAGCCACTCTTTAGTGGAGCCAACAGTCTCCCAAGTAACAGTTAAAATCTTATCTACGTCATCTGGTAGGGCATAGGTTGTTTTAGCACCATCAAAGGTAAATGTATAACTAGCGACTGCAAATAGTTTAGGGAAAGTAGAAACTATTGTGTCGTTAATTGCTTGCTTAATTACTTTACGTGGAAAGGTAGGGGCTAAGGTTACTTGAGCATACTGAGCGTGTGGGGCTGGGTCTGTGTTCTGAAACCCTCGGCCAAAGCCAGGGATTACTGTCATTGTGTTTGTAGCCTTGTCAAAAGAATCAATCCAAATTAATTCGTCATCAATCTCAATGACACCTTTGGCTAGGTTAGTAGCAGAGCCAACAACAATAGATGTGCTTGTAGTTGTTATGCCTGTTGGGTTAGTAAGGTATGTGATGCGGTCTTGTCGCATTGTATAACCAGCAAGGTTACTGCGTACCTCATCTATCATATCTTTCAGGGTTGCCATATTTTACCTTTCGTACCAGCCGTCACCCCAGAGGGTTTCTAACCTTCTGAAGTATTTCTCGTATAGGGGAGCGATTGCTTCTAGTGAATATTTATTTACTGCTGTGTTGCGTATCTCTACTGGGCTAAGTTCTTTAACCTTCTCTATAGCCTCACAGAATTCCTTAAAGGTTCTACACCTGAATCCTGTCAGCCCTTCAATGTTAGTCTCAGTAAAAGCACCCCAGTCAGTAGTAATAGTTGGGGTCCCACACATATGGGACTCTATAACTACATTGCCAAATGGTTCTATATACAACGTAGGCACAAAAGTTGCTATTGCCCCACCATAAAGTTTTGCCCGTTCCTCTGGACCAACTACTCCAACAAACTCTCCGTAGCCCTCTTGAGGGCCAGCACCAGCAATTATCAGCCGTTTACCAAGTGCTTGACAAACTTCTTGGGCTATACGGTAGCCCTTCCTGTCTATCAGTCTGCCGATGAATAGGTAGTAGTCTTCCTTCTGCTCCTGTAGTGGGAACATATGGGGCTCTAGATAGCCAGGAATAACTGCATCAAAGAACTTACCATCAACTGCTGAGGCTAGGTTATGCTGAGCATAAATACTATGCATCCAAGCATAAGACTCAAAGACTCTAAAGTTAGCAAATGTGCCAGGGTATCCTATGCCGAACTCTACTGAGATATGATTAGGGAAAGCATCGGCTATAGTCTTTTGACTATATCCACCAATCAGGCAGATGAAGTCTTTAGGCTGTATCCGCTCTTCTATCTCATTGATTACTGCAGAGTTGAAGTACTTCCAGTGAGGCAGGGTCGCATCAAAGGAACCTTCTGTATAGTGCTTACCACCTAGTGACTCAAGTCTCATAGTATCAGAGATGCAAGATATGTGTTCTGTCACCTGTACTGTATTCTGTTCTCCAGAGTACAGGAAGGTTTCGTGTCCTAAAGAATGCATCATCATTGCAAAGCGTCTTACCTTCTCGGTAAACGCACAAGATGTATATTCTAAAGTTGTCTGCGTATGAGGCAGACTTACGATATGAAATCGCATTGTGTCCCCTTTAGTTTATTATGGAATTATTTTTTCAATACGGTAGTTACCACTGATTTCAATAGTAGTAGCAGCAACGCTGTGAGCAAACTGTACTTCTAAATCTTTAGAAGTAGATGTATCAACAGAAGTTTCCCGCTCACCTAAGTATACAAGATTGTTTGTTGCCCAAGTAGCAGTTCCGTCTGCAGTAGCAGTACCCGCCAGAAACGCCTGAGTAACAATTCTTTGTGTAGTTGTGCTAGGGCAGAAAAGCAAAGTTTCATATTTGAAAGACCTTGTGTTAGCGTTTGCTGATAAGTTACCTGATGTTGCAGTATAAACAGCGGAGCCACCGAAACTCACTTGGATTCTTAAAGTTTTGTTTGCGCCAGAGTTATTCAAATACTGTCCACCGATAGTTACTCTGTAGAAAGTTCCAGCAGTCGGATTGGAAATTCCATAGGTAATGACACTGGTAAGTGTTGTTGTATTAACAACATCAAAAGTTCCATAGGCTACAAGAACAACTCCACTTCCTGCTGCTCCTGTCGGCCCTGTTGCTCCCGTAGCACCAACTGGCCCTGTTGCGCCAATCGGTCCCGTTGCTCCAGCAGGACCTGTCGCACCTGTTGGTCCTGGCACTGTTGAGTCTGCACCTGCAGGTCCTGTTGCTCCTATCGGTCCAGTCGGGCCAGTAGCACCAGTAGGACCTGGAACTGTAGAGTCTGCTCCTTGTGGTCCTGTTGCACCTGTAGCACCTGCAGGGCCCGTAGGGCCAGTTGCTCCAGTTGGACCAGGAACTGTTGAATCCGCTCCTGCTGGACCAGTAGCCCCCGTTGGGCCAGTAGCACCTATAGGCCCTGGTACAGTTGAATCGGCACCAGCAGGGCCAGTAGGTCCTGTAGCCCCAGCGGGGCCTGTGGCTCCCGTAGGACCAGCAACTGTAGAGTCTGCACCAGTAGCACCAGTTGCTCCTGTAGCGCCAGCAGGTCCTATTGGACCAGTCGCTCCTGTTGCACCTGCAGGACCTGTGGCACCTACTGGGCCTGTCGCTCCAGTGACTCCTACAGCCCCTGTGGGGCCTGTAGCGCCTGTTGCACCAGCACCTGTAGGCCCAGTGGCCCCCGTAGGGCCAGTAGGGCCTGTAACTCCTGGAATGCCTTGTGGGCCTTGGTCATTAGAGATAACTACAGAAGTCTCAGGCTGTTCCTCAGCGATGACAATAACCTCAGTAGCCTCAGTCGCTGGACTGATATTAAGGGTGATTGCACTGCTACTAGGTTGCTCTACAACTACGATAGTTTCACTCATACTGTGATACCTGCTGTTACTATGAACTTACCTTCAAGTAGTCGGGTAACAACTGAGCCTGAGTCTAGAACAAAATCATAATCATACTTGCCAGGGGTAATAGCCCCTGTTTCAGTAGCCGATAAAGTAATAGTGACGGTTCCAGTAGAACCACCTAGGGCAATCTTGCCATTAGCATTGGTAGCCAATACGGTAGTTGTGGTTGAGTTAGGAAATGGCTTGACAGTCATTGTGGCTGTATAATCAGTTAAGTTCCAAGCAGTATCACCAGTCTTAACTGTAAACTGTAGGTTGAACGTTGTAGCCTGCTCGCAGACCAAATTATACTTTGCGCTCACGAAGAGATGCTCCTTAATGCGTCAACCGCTGATTTGTCTGTGGTACCTGCTAGGGCATTACATACCCCATTTAAATCTAGATAAAGAGATGGGTCGGTAACGCTGTTCTTAATATTCAGCGCAGCAATAATCCCTAGTCCTGATGTACCAGCCCAAGCATTAGCAGCACCTTGTTCATCCAAGAATGCAGTTATAGCAGGATATGTTCCGCCATTGGCTAACCTATTAAGTTCAGCACATAAAGTGCTACCAGCAGTACCTACAGCCATTGTTATCTTCCTTTGGTCATTGCGTTATAGTAATGTTCATCAAAACTAAATCTTTTCATATGTGGAGCCGTTGCTCCTGTATCGCACCAGAGTGGTACTTCTGCCTGATTACATAGGGCAAAGAAGAATATATCTTCGCCTATAAACTTCTTGCCAGTGCCTAACTCTTGGAACATAGTGGCATCTGGAACAACTTTACGGATTCTTTCTACCACGCTTCGGTGCATAAGCACCAAGCCCATACCTGCTGCATCTACTTTAATCAGAGCATCTTTAGGTAGTGGATGAATTCTTTCTAATGCAAATCCTTCATCGTTATCTACAAACTTGAATACAGTAGGTAGAGGTATCATTAGTGGTTCTTCTGGGTTATTAGTTGTAAAGTAAACACCAGTTAGTAGTGGCTTAGTTAAAGCATCTTTTTTATTCCAAAGTCTTAAAAAAACTTCAGGGCTTACTACTACATCTGAGTCTACCCAGAATAGCCAGTCAGACTTATTGTTTTCATACCAATAGTTGATTGACTCTTCACGCTGTCTGGCAATCTGATTGCCGTGGCTGCGTAGTGTTGTCTCAAACTTTACGCCAGATTTTAGTAGCACATCGGCAATACCTTGGGCAAACTTGCCATCTACCATACCGTTGTCACACCATACTAGCGATACTGTTTCTTCTGCCATTGTCCCCTACTTTCTTACCATTTAACTTTGTCAGCCCAATAGGCTGCACTCATTTTGCCCTTTGCTATATTCTTTTGATGACGAGCCTTAAATGATTTACGCTTCATCTTCATACGCTTTGACTCTCCAGCCTTTGGTGCGCCAGCAGTCTTGGCACCCTGCTCACCAAAGCGGATAGTCTTAACTTGGTCACCAGACTTAGCCACAACCACGTGTGACTTAGTAGGATGATTGGGAGTACGTTTCGGCTTGTTAAACCCAGATACGCCTGCACGTGCTAGGCGTGGGTCACGCTTGCTTTTGTTTTCCATACTCCCCATACTTTCCTAGTACTGACCTAACTGTTCCATTTTTGTTAAGCCGTACTACCATTCCGTTTTTGATTTGTACTTTATTAAATTTTCTGTGTTGCTTATACTTACCTGAAGACATTAACGGTTCTTAGTTCCGAACATACCGCCAAGACCGCCACCAACAATACGGCCACGAACATTAGCCATAGGTGAAACGGTTGTCTTACCTGGTTTTGGATTGCTATTAATTTTATAAATAGACTTAGTACTTCCTTTTTCAAGATTATAATATTTTTCTCTAGTCCTATTTTCATTAGACCATTGTCTTACTGCATCAGAAGTAGGGCTACTAGTTGCAATTTTTGTTTTATTTGGATTGCTATTAATCTTAATTACTTTTTTTGCTGCCATTATTTCTTACCTTTCTTCATAGCACCCTTAACCTTCTTAAGGTTTGGGTTCTTCTTCTTGGCTGCTGCTGAGGCTTTCCGAGCACCAGCCGCAAGGATTGCTCCTGCACGTTCCTTTGAGATACCCTGCTTTTTGGCAATTTGTGATTGGGCTGCTTTGAATCCTGGATGCTTGGCTGACTTCTTCATTAGCGTACTTTCTTCTTTGCATTCTTGTTCTTGCTCTTTAGCGGAACACCAGTAGCAATTGCTCTATCTAGCGCGTTCATACGACCAACCTGTGCAGGTGTCTTAGCGCGAGAACTAGACATCTTTACTGAATAATCTTTCTTTGCCATTACTTCTTGCCTTTCTTAGTCATTTTCTTTGTTGCTTTACCCTTGCCGTATTCCATCATCATTTCTTTTTTTGATTCAGTCTTTTCGTGCTTTTTCATAGCCTTTTTAGACTTATACTTTTCGCTTTTAACTGACATTATTTTCCTATCTCTTTCATTACCTCGGCCACTCCCTTGGTAATCTGTTTGGCTTTGGGCATACTGTCAGCATTATAAGGTTTGCCCAGAACCTCTGATGCTTGGTGTGCTTCTTGTATATCTTTCATACGTGTTCCTGACGGCTGGATACCCTGTGCTCTAGCATCTCTATATGCTTGTAGTTCAGCGTTCCACTTCTTGTCAGGAATATCTCTCTTTGCGTCCCCAGGGTTCATCTGTAGTGTTGAGGCTTTACAGCCAAAACAACCTTCTACATACTCTGGATGATGTTCCCAGTGCTTCATAGTGCGGTAAAGTTAGCCTCCGTAACTCCTACATTGGCAGCAATAAGTGCTGCCTTAGTTGTCTCATCAACAGTATGGTTTCTACCACCAAGGTAAACTTCTGAATAAGAACTTAAACTGTCATCAGTTGGGTATCTAATCTGAGAATAAACTGAACCAGACTTAACAATGGAAATACCTTTATCCAGTTTATAAAAGCGGAACAAGCGGTGTTTACCTATTGGCCCCTCTTTAGCAACTGGTGTTTTAAATGTATAGTTCGCCATTATTCTCCTTTAGTGAACTCACCCAAAGGGGACAGGTTTCCCTATCCCCCAGAGTCAATCAACTAAGCGATTGATGAACCGCTTTCAATGCGGTACAAAGCCTCTTCGCGGTAGCGAGCGAAGCCGAGTACGCCGTACCAGCCCATTGGGCGGTGACGCATCAAGCGGTCTACTACTGGTCCGATGACTACGTGTGGCTCTTCAGCAACTGCCTCAGCAAGAGCCTGCTGTCCGCAAAGGATTGTGCGGTACACCTTTGCAGATGAAGCACCATCAGTTGCAGCGTATAGACGTGGGGACTCTACGAAGAATGCACCTTCGTATGTTCCGATTTCACCTGTCCAGATGCGGTCCTGTGAAGCACCGTACTGATTAGGTAGAAGCCATCCTGCTGAGCCTGTCTCTGCACGAAGGTCGTGTGAAACCTCTGGGTGAATACCAGCCCAGAATAGTGAGCCCTTGCGAGCAACAGCCTTGTTAGCACGTAACTTAGCAACAGCCTTGCGGATGTTTGCAGAAGATAGTGTTGCAGCAGCAGTAATTGTTGCGGTAGATGTAGCGGTTGAACCTGAGTAAATCACGTTGCTTCCACCACGTAGAGTTGTCATTGCAACCTGGTCAATAGAATCGGCAAGGTTGAACGCAATAATGTTAGCGATTGCTGGGTCTACATCAGCAAGGCTGAAGAGTTCCAACGCACGGGTAACTAGTACTGAGTTACCGTACTCATTAAGAGTAATGGTAACTGAGGTAGGTGTAGACATTGCAACTGCATCTGGGTCTGTTGTTTCAGTCAGTGTTGAAGTTGCAGCGGAAAGGTCAACATAACGTTGTAGAACGACTGTTGAGCCAGGGATTGCTTGCTTTGCTGGGCGCTTATCTGCGACAGAACGGATTAGTGGTTCTGAGCGGAGAGCAAATTCAAGAAGGCGGTCATACGCCTTCTGAACTAGACCAGCAGCACCAGCGGTTCCACCTAAAGAGGCGGAGTCTGTTGATACATATGCCATTTAATTAGTCTCCTAGACTATGAACGAGTTATGATTGTGAACGAAGGAAAGCAAGTAACTCATCTGCACTTTGTGCATTATCAAGTTTTGCTGTTAAATCATTCATCTTGTCAGGGGCAATTCCACTCTGCGTAACAACATCCTGCTGGCGTAATGCCGCTAGATTCTGTTGCTGTTCCTCACTCTTAATTTCTGGCTGATACCCAATCAGGTCTCCATTTTCTTGGAGCCATCCGTTCAGAGATTCCTCTGTTATATCGCCCAGGTCTTTTAGAATAAGACGTGCAGCCTTGGTATTGATACCCTTCTTTTCTAGGACTTCCTTGACAGTTCGCTCACGCTGCACCTTGGATAATTCCTCAAGTTGCTCTGTGAGTTCCTTGATACGTTTTTCATCTGCTCGTTTGGCTTTTCTTAGTTTTTTAACTAAGTCATCACCAGTAGCAAACTGTTCGTTGTCTTGGTCATCGTCTTCTTCGTCCCAGTAGTTGTTGCTCATAGCAACCACCCTTTCTATTCGTTGTTAGTCGCAAGCCACAGTTCTACTCGGGGTAAATAGGCTGGCTCTTGCTATCGGTCTAATACACCTGACGGGGCCGATGGGTCCGTCTAGGGATTCTTAGAAGTTGCCTTGTGACTGAGAACCAAAGGATGCTCTGGATATACCAGAAGAACCACCGAATTGGCTTCTCTCTCTAGCACTTAGGCGCTGTCTTGCACGGGCAGCGGAAGCAAGTCCTAGCACGGACTCTTGTTCTGCTTCTAACTGGCCATATTGTTCATAAGCATTTCCATACAGTGAACTTAAAAATTCTGCTCTAGGTAGTACACCGCTAATGTATTGGGCTGCTCTAGCAGCAGTCTCTGCTGTAGCACCAGCCTTAACCATTGCATCTACACCAAGAGTCTGTCGGCTTACATTGCTGAAACCAGTTCCAGTTTGTCCAGCATTTAAGGATGACAATAATCCTTGTTCTCCAAACTTAGCACCTACTTCAGCAGCAGTTACCTGACGCTCTAACTTAGGCAGTTCATCCTCTGGGTTTAGCAGATATGCTGCAAGGTCTGTAGTTGTAATGTTATAAAATCTACGTAGTGTATCTGTAACCAATGGGTCAGCATTCTGAACCCTGTCTATAGCAATAGATACTCTGCTTTGCAACTCTGAAGGTGACATATCTCCAGCAATAAACTTGCTTACATAGTCATCAGAGTCAAATCTTTTTAGGCCATATGCCCGAAGGATTTGGCGATACTTATCCTCAAGGGCTATGTATTCACCAGGCTCAAGAACCGCTAGGTTATTCTTTCTGCGGATTTCATTAGCCTTAAACCGCTCTTTCCACTCTGGAGTACTAGAAAGTTCTAAAGAAATAGTGGCTTCTGTGGCACCAGCAATAGCCAGTTCTTTCATTTTAGGGATAAGACTTGATAGCCCATACTTAGTAAACAAATCAGTAAGGGTTGATATAGCAGTTTCTGTTCTTTGTTTTTCCTGCAAAGCCATATAAGCAGCAGTCATATCAGAATCTGTAGTTGTAGTTTTATTATCAGTAGTATTTGTATTATTAAAAGAAAAGTTAAATTTTGTATTTGTTTTAGTTGTACTTTCTGTATCAGTCACATCAGTAGGTGTATTCCAACCAATAACATTTCCGTTAGCATCCATAGTAGGATTAGGCTGGTTTACCAGTGCATTGGCACCTAAACTACTTGTATAACTAGCCTGTGTTGTGCCACCAAAGGTGCGGGAACCATACTTAAGTTGATTTTCTACTGTGTTGGGTGCACGATATAGTGTCCATTGACCAGTAGTAGTGCCACCAATCCAAGAGTAATAATAAATATAATTTGGGTTTGTTTGTTCTGCTGCTGGACGTTGAGTTATATCCAGCATCGGGTCAGTAGCAGCACGGGCCTTGGCTGTCTCTTCATAGGCTGCTAATCTTGCAGCCTCAAGTTCTGCCATTCTATCAGTATTTTCATAAGGGGTAGGCTCTACATAGTCAGGCTGATAGCCACCATCATCAAATAAAGGACCACTTTCTATAGCCATTAAACTAGTCTCCAATCCTTAAGAACCTTAAGAGCAAGATTGTCAAAAGTTTCTTTTGCATTCTTTGTAGTCATCCATTGGTCACTGCTTTTAACTATCTTTTCTGCTTCCCACAAAGAAATAATTTCTGGCTCTTTAGTCTTAGGGTTGGTATAATTAACTAACTGCTTGAACATAGAGTTATTGTTATTAATTGTATCTACGTCTATCTCTAGTAGGTTGGCAATAGTCTGGCGCAGTGCAGAGGTTTGCTGTTGGAAACTTCTACCTACCTCTATGCCTTTAGCATAGGCTGGATAAGCAGACATAGCAGTTTGTTTAATTTCTTCTTCTACATCCTCTACATTTATACTGCCTTCAAATAAACCTTTAGAGATTTTGTCCCAGTAATTTTTGCCAAGTAATTGGGAAACACCTTGGTCATCGGCAAGGGACTTTAGGGTATTTACTAAACCCAGGGTAGAACCAGCAAAAGTTCCCACCAAGCCAGAGTCAAGAATTTTTGCATCAATCTGTAAGTCAGTTAAACCTTGTAGATAATAGCCTTCAAGTAGACCCTCTATCTGTGGAGTTACTTTAATACCCTTTTTGTTAATACGAACAACTTGTTCTTTTTTCCAAGCGTCAAATTCCTGGGCATAAACACCAGGCTGGGTTGCTTTACTCTCTGTTCTAGTCTTAGAAGTCTGAGTTAAGTCCTTATAGTATGTAGAATTATAATAAGCAAGTCTTGCTTCGGTAAACCTTTTCTTAACAAAAAGTTGGTAAATAGGCTCTAGTTCAGGGTATAGCGCTATCAACTCTTTGGTAATACCATAAGCAAGAGCCATTAACTCTCCGCTTGTTTCATCTCCAGTAGGAACAACTGATTGAGTAGAACCATCACCGTCAATTAAAGAACCATCTGTAATAGCCATTAACGCTGCTCCATCTGTGCTAAGAAACTAAGAAAGTTTAAACTTTGTGCTTGCTCGTATTCTGTCTTTTTTTCTGTAGGTAGTTTTGCTGTCAACTCAGCCCTTGCTCTGCTCTCACTAAAGCCAGCAGTATTCTTTCTAACTACCTCACCGCCAACTTTTTTAACGGTTGTTAGGGTACCTTTCTTAATCTGATTCATATAGTAATCAGTCTTTTCTTTTACCCAAGCCTCATCTGGAGCATTGCCTATTTCGTTCATATAAACATCTTCAACTAATGCTCTGACTACATCACGGTCTAAAAGATTAATATCACGAACTGGCAGGTCTGGCTCACCAGAGCCGTCACCAACAGACTTAAGACCTGTAAGCCAGTTATTAAACGGAGCAAACTTTGTTTTGCCATTAACTGTAAAGTTCTGGATTTGATTAACGCTATAGTTTCTAGCAGCCCTTAACAATCCTTTATTAAAAGCAGTCTCATCTTGAGTCTGATACTCAGTCTTATCAATAAACTTCTTGTCATAAAGTAGTTTTCTTAGACCTTCAAAGTTACCCTTGTAGCCTTCTTTCAACTTCTTAATAGCCTGTGAAGCATTAAGGGTTGTGTAGGATACGCCATCACTGGCTACCCAAAAGAACTTCTCTTGTGTGGAGACAATCTCATCCTTATCATTGACAACCAACTCCTGTAGGATTAAGTCTCCGTACTGGTCAAAGGCTATCTGAAACTTACCACCCTCACTGCCAGGTGCACCAAAGTCAATGACCAAATCATTGTAATGCTTTTTATTCTTTTCTATCTTTTGGGCATTACCTTTTTGTGCTTTTTCAGACTGTGCTTTTGCTTCATCTGGACTTTTTGCTACTGGACTCACGGGTATCCTCTTTCTGGTGAAGCACTAATTGCATCTCGGGAATACTTATTCAAAAGCGGAACAAAGATAAGTCTTGTTGCTTCTTTAACTGCTGGGTCAAAAGCAAGTTCCCGAAGCATAGCAATAACATCATCTTTCATTTTTGCTCTATCAGAGGTAAAGGTATAGGAGTTCTTGTTTACCATATTGTTAGAGAAGAGTTCAAAGTTCTTAACCTGTTGTATAGCCAAGCGCATTGCGCTCTTTGTATTATCAGCAATAGGACTCTTAGGGTTATTGACTGCATCCTCAAGGTCACTGAACATTATTTTTAGTTCGCCCTTGTTTTCTCCTGCCTCATTTATAGCATCCTCTAGTAAAGGATTAGAAATAAAGAGTAGTTGTTTTTCTCTTTCTGCCAGAGCAATAAACTTCTTACGTTCAGAATAATCGGCAGTTTCAGATAACTTCTTATTTAATTCTTTATCTACAGCAAAGTATCTTTCTTTGTCTACAGATATTTGTACCTTCTCAAGGTACTTAAATAGGTCTGGCTGATTTACTAAATCTACAGACTGCATCCAGTTATATATATCTGGGTTATACTCGCCCACCTTTGGGGCAAAGATATAGCCAATACCAGAGTCAGCATATGTATCTACAAATCTTTTGTTATCTGTAGCCCATTGCTTTAACTCATTAGTTTTGTTAATAAATACCTTAGAAGCCTTGTCAGTTCTAGGAATTGTATACACAGACTTGCCTGGGTTCTTGCCAATAAACATAGCCAAAGCAGTTTCAAAAGGATTAGCAACTTCTGTATCAGAGGCTAGTACGCCCTGATATATATCCCAGAAAGCACTGGTCCAGGTACTAATACCATTATCTCTTATGAAGTTTGGTAAACCTTTTGCATCTTTAACACCAGGAAAACCTGGGCTAATCATACCAAGTATTGCTTGACCTGCAGCAATATTATCTGCAGCAATCTTTAAATGGTACATATACTTCTGCTTTTCCTGCTTTGTTGCATTGGCAGGTAATCCATTGCCAAATGCTTCTAGGTAAGAAATACCCTGAATTACATAGTTAGCCTTCATACGGTTCTTTTCAGAATCTCTTACTACCGTATCCCAGGCTGTGCTAGCAAGCATAGGAAATCCTATACGTAGCACATCGCCAAGGTCTGTATTTCTACCAATATGACCCATAGCAAAAGTATCTAAGTAATCTGCTGCTTCATTAGTCCAAGGGTAGATGGTATCTTCCCAGTTCTGTGGAAGAAGCATTTTTATTACTGGCAAATCTCTGAGTAAAGCCTTTGTTAATAGAATACCAAGCCCTGCAACTGGCCCAGCAAACGCTGGCACACCAGCATCTGGTGAGAATGATGGGTTAATTAGGCGGAACTTTAATGTGAAGTTATTAAATGTTCCTACTTTGTAAGTATTATCCCCAGTCAAAGCCTGAATAGTTTTGTTAATAACAGTATTCATAACTATGTCTGTTGGAAATACAATGTATTCATCACCTTGCTCATCTTCATAAATAGAGCCAAAGTTCTCTAGACCATAGTGTAGTAACCGCATACGCATCAAAGCACGTGGGCCTTCATTAGCATACAGACGATAAACACGGCGGTGGAAATCCTCAGTAGCACGGATAAATCGGCCAACGTGACGGATAGATAAAGCAAAGTTAGAGCGGATATTAGGGTTATCAACAAACTCTAACAAAGTATCTGTAGCATTATTAACCACAATATTGGTTACTGTCTTATCTGCTATTTCTTCTGCTCTTGCCATAGCAACAGCAGTGTCAAGATTAGGGTTAGCCTCTATAATAGCCTTGTAGTGGCGGTCAACTAATAGTTGTTCAAATGGCTTAATATCGTCAAAGCCCTTATTAATAGCCACACGCATTGCTGGTAGACGGAAGAAGCCAGTCACCTGACGGTCCATCATCTCTAAAGCCTTTTCAGGAAACTTTTCAAACATTAATTCAATCTTGCTTAAGTCTTCTTTAAGGCCATCTAGGTCTGAAACTTTACCACCGCTGACAATACGGGTATTGACATACCCTGAAGTGGGGCGCATTCCAAGGGTTGCTTCGTTGAACTCTTTCCAAGAAATGTTATTGGCTGCTCTAGACCAAGCATAAGCCAATGGCTTCTTCTGACGTGATGCTGCCTTAACAACTTCGTTGTACTTGCTACCCATCAACTGGAATAGTTTGTCATTAAAACCATTAGAACTACCGTGGAAGGTAAAACGCATATCTGTAATCATACGTTCAGCATAAATTCTTGCTATCTCTGGGTCAGATAAACCCTTCTGTCTGTAGTAAACAGTCTCACCAAAGAATGATAAAGCAGACTTTAATACATCCTCATCCAATGTGTCATACATATTGATAACATCATTGTATGTAGCACCCATCTGCTCCATAATATCAGTACGTGCCTTGGCAAAATCCATATTGCTCTTAATGCCATTGTTGGCAAAGAACACATCTACTGGATTTAGGTACTTTTTATCTGAGATTTTAATTTGGTTATAGCCAAACCTAAGTAAAAAGTTATCCCACATAGCAATGCCAACTTCTTGTTGGGTCAAATCTGCTACTTCTTTAGGGCTATATCCTGGGGCTTTCTCTAAGCCCATTTCTTTTAAGAATAAATTAAACTGGTCGGTAGTAAACAAAGCACTGAAGTACTCTGAGTCCATCTTGCCAACTGATAGGTCACGGGCACCCATTGAAGAGATTAGACCATCTGTGAAGTTAGGGTTATTTCTAAAAACCCGCTTCCAGTTTTCCCACTCTGGGCCATTTACATCATAAATGTCTTGTATGCGAGAAAGAATTGACTCTTTAACAAGAACTGGAGATAGTTCTGACATAGGGATTTCATACCCCAGTTTTGCTGAAAGTCCTTTTCTTAAATCCTCAAGCAACTCCGCCCGCTGAGCAGGGGTATAAATCTTGCGTGGGTCATAGGGCAAACCATCTGCATCTTTAATGCGCATTTTACCAGCCATATAATACAAAGAACCCTTGTATGGGCCTATTGCTGCGCTACTACCAGTAACAATCTGGCTTGCTTTAATATCTCTTGAGAACTTACTTGCTACTAAATCCATAACATCTGTCAATGGTTTAGTTAAATAATAGAAAAATCCTTCATCAACATTGGTACGGATACCCAAGCGTGGAACAAGAGTATAGGCTGCCCAGTTATTGTTCCAAATTCTTACAAAATGGCTACGTAAAAAGCCATTAAAACCTTTAATAAGATGCTTTCCTGGTGTTCCTTTGGGCAGATTATCAAGTTTAGCCTTAGCAGATAATTGATAAATAGTATCAAAAGGCAAAGCCTTGATACCTTTGGTCAACTGTGAAGGGTGTATACCACCTGTAGCACTCAACATACCCTCACCATTGACTACATTGATAGTCGCAGGGTGCATCTGAGGTAGGAACTCATCTGCTACTGGCAGGTTGGCTACAGAAGTAAAGCCTTCATCGTTATAAGTCTTGTTTAAAATCTGAACAATGTCATCCTCATCCAGATTTAGACGCTTCATATAAGCGTACTGCATATTACGCACTGCAGTTAACTGAACATCTAGTGGTTCATCCAACAACATTATGGTAACTGCATTAGCAATATTCTTAGGCAGCACTAGATTTGCAGTATTACGGATATTATCTGCAGTATCAATGGCGTTTTCGCCAAAGTAAATAGGTCCAGGGGTTCTACCAGCAGCCACACCTAATTTATAGGCTATTTTTCTAGCGCCAGTTATATCTTTTTGTAGTGCAAAAAGGTCATCAATCTCTGGGTTAAGTAGTTTATTCTCATCATCGGCTACTTTTGTTAGTACAGTCATAGCCTTGACAGCATCTGTATCTGATTTAGCGAGTATTTCTTTAGCAGCAAGGTCTACTTCTGAAGTAGGATTAAATACCTGATAGGCAACACGGTGCATAGCAGCCGTTAGGTTTCTAGTTTTACGGGCATAAGGAATACCATTGCGCCTGAAAGAAAGACCATTAACTCGGCCACTAAGCATCATATTTGCATCATCTACATAAGTAAAAAACTTACGTGCTGACTCGGCATCAAATGTTTTATTATCTACCAGAATTTTAATGGTCTTATCGTTATACCATTCTGGGAAATCAAACTTCATAGATTCAAGGATTGAAGCCTTCTTGGCTGGAGTATCGGCTTCAGAGTAAGCCTTTAGTCTTGGCCCAAGGTCTACATCCCAAAGTTTCTTCACCTCTGGAACATCCTTAAATAGCCAGGAGTATCCTTCTTCTAAACCTTTGTTCTCTGAAACAAACTTTAGTTGCTCAGCAAGTCGTTGTCCCTTTGTTTTAAAGGCTGCTTGCTGGAAAGCCTCACGTACACCAACACGGATACCGCCAACACCTTTAGCAAGTGACTTTCCTACTGCTGGAAGACCTAATCCTACATAGGTTAGCGGGTCAATAAATATTGTGTAAAAAGCATCTACCGCTCCAGAAACTCTTTTCTTGTTTTTGGTTTCATACTCTAGAGCAATGGCTTTTGCTTTTTTGCTATTAGGATTCATCCCTGGTGGTAAAACATATTTATCTTCACCAAGTAAAAACTTGGCTATTTTTTCTACCCAATAATTTGCTTCTCTGTTATTGCCAGGTGCAATTCTGCCAGCAACTAAATCACGGCCTGGAGATAGTTGAGCATCTACTTTAAGTGCTTCTTTAATTAGATTAAATTCTTTTGGCTTGTCATACATAGATATAACAGCAGCCATCATATCTTCATCAGCATTACCCCAAAGGTCAATAGCACCTTCTACGGTGTGACCTTCAGCAATTGCTCTCATAAGAGTTGTAAATGCTGCGCCATAGCGCTCTTCATATGATGAAACCTTGTCCCAGTCCCAGTTGTTTAGCCCATTATAGGTATCACTCAAGATACCTTTTTTAAAGTCAGTTCTTTTAGTTACGGGCAATCCTGCTGATAATGCTTGCTTTGCTTCTTGAGCAGAACGAACCTGTGAATAGCCAGTCTTAGTTCCTTTTTCCCAAGCATCTAACGCATCAAGGGCTTTTATAAATGGGGTGCTGAGAAGTTCTATAGCCTCACGTGGTCCCTTTGTTATAAAGGATACTGCTTTTCTTAAGTTACTCGGTTCATCAGAAAACATTTTTCTGTCAGGAAACAATGCTTGAATATTCATACGAACCGTAGGGTCTAATTTAAGAAACTCATTGCGACCCATTGAGTCGCCCATAGCAATAAGTTCTTTACCCTTTTTATGGTTAAGAGAAAATTGATTTAATATTTTAGCCCACTTAGGGTCTAAACCAGTTGTTATTGCTGCCTTGTATAAGTTAGGACTTATGTTAGCAACAGACTCATCAACTATTCTTGGCACTATAAACCTCGCTCAAGCAGAGCCTTATAGATTAACTCAGTCTCTCCGCTTGGGTCATTTTCTGCAATCTGCTGTAATACAGAAAGCAGAGTAGGTTCTTGGTTCGGAAGTTTAATAACATTAGAATTTGGACCTGCGCCAAAATCCACACCCGCAGTAATTGGCTCATCACGTCTTTGGCTTGGCGCAGTAAGAGGAATTATATCTGACATAGTAGGTTCACCTACTGCAGCCATAGGTGCAGCGGTTTGCTGGTCATAGGTAGCCTGACCTTGCCCTTGAGGCAAGCCAGAAATATATCTTGCTGGTTGTTTAGATACGTTTAAATCTGTTCTTTGGGAAAGAGCGCCAATTCCAGAAACCTTTTCTCTAATATCTGCCATTAGTCATCATCCTCTTCAAAGTCATCTAGTGGATTTTTAATAGGGTCAACTGGGTCTACTATCCAATCTGGATAACTTGACCTGTCCATAGCAAAGGCCATTGCTGTGCCTTCATCAAATCCAGCACGAACACAAGCATCATAAACTTCTTTTGCAGCAATCGCCCAAAAATCAATTTTAACCAATACTGGTTCTTTAGTAGTTCTTCTGCGTTTTGGCTGAGGCTTTGCCTTTTTGTTTACTTTTTTACGTGGTGGCATAATTACCTCCGTATAGCAGTTCTGGCACTTGCACTTGCAGTTCCACCAGCACTTAGACTAGAGAGTAGTGTTTGTAGTGCTGGCGCTTGAGAAGCGCCTCCTGCCAGTGCTTCGGGAGCAGGGGACGGTTGCTCAACCATTGGGGCACCAGCAGGAGGTAATTCTGGAGCGAAGACTTCTTCAACTGCGTCTTCAATCGCTACACCACGCTGACGTGCCTTAATAACGTCTGCAACTTTCTTAATAACCTGTGAGGCATCTTGGCCTTGCACAGCCATTTGAGGAATTGCTTGGGTGTAGGCTTGCAGAGATTGAACTAGCGATTTACGCATATTCTCAATCTCAATCTTTTCTTGTTCTTGTGTTACGTTAATACCAAACGGTAGTTCACGCATAGCAAGGTCTGTTGAGATTAGTCCGCCCCCAAGTGCCTGCAACATAAAAATCAATCCTTGTGCAGGGTTAAGTCCAGCCAACATACCATAACGAACATCGGCTGAGTAATCCTTCTTTATATCTTTACTAGGCTTGTATGTAATCTGGTAAGGAGAACCAGCATCTACTCCACGAATTGTTTTTTCATAATCAAAGAACTTCTCATCTACTTCAAAACATACAGAGATTACATCTCTTAATGCTGAAGCAAAGATAGCCTGAGCAGATTTGACCTGAGTATCAAAGCCTCCCATAAGTGCCTGAACACCTTGGCCAGTGATAATGCTGGCATCAATGTTTCCAGTACGGCCTTCTGGATAGCGTGTTCCAGTACGGAGTTCTTGCTGAAGTAGAGTCTGCTCAGTAAATGCTCCAGGTGGAATATTTAAATCTACACGGCGAACGCCTTGTGGATTACTGGTGCGAATAACGGCATCGCCACCAAGTTGTAGTTCCTGAACATCGGCAGGTAGAACGATAGGAGACTGAACAGACTTTTCCGCTGCTTCCATCGCAAGTAATGCGAACCTGTTGCGAAGCAACTGAATGCCTAATACATCATCAAATTGTCCACGCATTTCACCATCAATAGTTGGTCTTTTTGCTACGACAATCATCATCTTACCAAGCGGATTCTTTGCTTGGGAAAGAATTAAGTTATTTCTGTCAGGTAGGTACATTACAGATTGTTCATCATCGTAATAACGAACTATCTCATAATGAGCACCTAGGTCCTGGTCATAACCTTCTTTGCCAAGAAGTTCCCACTCGTATTCAGGAAAGTTTGCTACCAACTCACCAAGTGGTAAGCGATAACGTTTTGCGAAGGCTACGCACCGCCCATAGCGGTCAAACTCTGGGTAAGCGCCCACTGGGTTTTCTATACGTATGCGTGGTAACCCTGCTACTTCGTCTAGTTCTACAACGAACGGGACGAAACCAAATGTGATGTACATATCTGCACCGCTGTACATCTGTACTTGCAAATCTGAATTTGCAAAGTAGTTATTAGCAATTCTTGTTCTAGTGTCAGCAAATTTACGGGCACGGTCATTAGCCTGATTAGCAGCAGAGCAATTTACCGAAGGCAATGGTGCCATAACTTCAGATAGGTCTCGGGCAACAATATCAATAAAGTTTGCGACTACGTTAGCGTCTACGCCATTTGGGAAAAAGTCTGGATATACCTCTGAGATTTTGCCTTTGCGTACAGCAAGAACGTCTTGCTGACGGCCATCACGTTCCGCTGCTCGGTCACGTAGGTTGTTTACACGTGCCGAGATTTGTTCTATAGATAGCATTATTTAGTTTCCCAATCTATTGCTCCGCCGCCTATGTTTAGGCCAGCGATTGGTATCGGTCCTACACCACCAGTTCTTGGAACTATTGGCCTAGGAATATTTTCTTTAACTATTTTTTTTGTTGTTTGTATTCTTGGTGCATTACCTGTGTGGTAAATTCTATATGGAGCATCTAATTTATCTAATAATTTAATAAATTCAGAATCTACACCAGGCATATCTCCAACAACAAAATTAGCGCCTGCTTTAGCAGCCATAGTTATTTGATTAATTGTTTCTGGTCTTAATGGTTTATTTGCTAATTTACCATTTCTGGCAAGCATAATTGTTTTACCAGATAAATCTCCAGTAGCAGGACCTAATTTTAACAAACTAGTTTCACTAGAAGTTTTACCGACCATTCCTGGTTGAGCCGTTGTAATTTGTGACTGTCTAGTTGTATCTTGTAATTCAACTATTGCAGCATTGGAAATTTTTCTCATAGCAATATCTTTAGCATCTCCCATAGGAGTTCCTTTGCCTGTATTTCCTCCAGGTACTTTTACTATATTTTCTTTAAAAGACTGTTCTGTTTTTGCTCTTGAAACTCTGTTACGTTCTGCAACTTTTCTGCTTTCAAGGGTTCTGTGGTCTGCTTTTTTCTGAGCCTTGTAGTCTTCAAAGGCGGAAGTCATATCACCACGTGCTGCTAGTTGTTCTTTCATCGCAGCCTCACGGTCCATAATAATGTCATTAATACGCTTGGCTAGGTTATCCAGATATTTTTTTTCTTCTACAGTTAAAGAATTTTGTGGAACTCCTTTAATGTACTTTTGCTCACCGATACCCTCATAGTAACCAGCAACAGCAAAGCGCTCTAGCGCATCACGAATTACTTGTATCTCTGCTCTACGTCTTGCTGCATCAATCGTTGCTTGTCTAGCAAGAGCCTCTGGGGTAACAACTGGTGGCTTAGAACCAGGTGCTCGGCTCATACCACCAATAGTTCCTTGACGAACTCCTTGGTTTTTTGCTTTACGCTCAGCGGTTTGCTTTACTGGCAAATCCGCTTCTAGTCTTGCTTTAAGAATTTTTTGTTCACGAACTGGAACATTGCCTGGTTGTGTAGTTACAGTTTTTGTATCTGGCTTAGGTGCTGGAAGTTTAGAAGTTTTTTCCTCACCATAAGCGTAAAATCTAAATAGTTCTCTTGCTGGGTCTCTAACAGTTCTTACCCCAGTTGCTGGGTCAACAACTCCACGTACAGGTGTTTCTGGTTTAGGGCCGCCAAGAATAGGACCAGGAGTAACTGGACGTGGCTGTGAAACATTACCACCAGGAGCCTTAGACATTTCTCGCAAAACGTCTTGAAGTCCGCTCTCTAATCTAATTTCTTCAGCCATTTAATCCTACCCATAAGTCTCTTGCCATTGCTCAGCAAGCATCTCATCTAGATTGACAGTTAATCTTTTTTCTTGTTGCGCCCTAGTCGCCCAACGGTTATTTGCATAACGTTGAACGTGGGAGTTCTGCTGCATAAACTCTCTACATCTAATGACACCAAACCAGAACGCCATCACACAGTCAGTCTTACCTCTGGTATCAGGCTTCCAAGTTATTAATTGTTGAATTAAAGCCTTAAGACCTTCAGAGCCTTCAGTGCTTGGTAACTCTACAATGTTGTCTTTTTGGTGCTTACCTTCACGTGCAGTTCCAAACAAAGCAGACATAGAGGCAACACCAAAGTTAGTGTCCCATTTATTTTTGCCCGTGAAGTGTGCATTAAGTCTTACCCCATAGGAGGCAAGCCATTGCTGTAAATCTGAGTCAAGCGCATAGGCTTTTTGGTGAGCGTTAATCTCAACACGTAATTCTTGTGGTTTAAATCTGTGAACAAAATCTTCTATAGCCTGTTGAATTTTCTGAGGCGTAGGTTCTGACATATTAAGAACATCTAGAACGTAAATTTTTCCATCGTGCCTGTTATAAGTCATAGCAACAAAAGCAGCATTACCAGACATAGCAGGGTCAAATCCCACTACGGTATAACCCTCAACTTGTTTCGGATGGCCCGTGACTCCAGGTTTAAGTGGACCACGTTTACGCATTCCGTTAATAGAACCTTGCACAAGTTCAGGTGGAAAGATTGAGTCTTCAGTTACATCCTCTTGCTGGTAGACCAGCGCCCACGTAGATGGAGTTACCTCTCCCCTACGTTTGGCGAGTGTTGGGCCGTCCCATTTCGGGAAGTATCCTTCTTCGTCAGGTGTCTCATCATCGCCATCCCAAGGAGAGTCCGACTTTGGCCAGAGCGTAATCCAGTCTTTCGGTTTCTCGGCATACTGTAATACAGCAGGCATACCCATATACGTAAATGGGCTTTTACCCCCTGACCAATGCTTTGGGTCACGGAGTTCTTTGTAAAGGTCTGTAGGCGCAATTCTTGTCCCAACTACTAACAACTTGCCGTTCTTACCCAAACGGGTAATAACTTCTTTTTGGAGCCAGTTGATTTGCTTCTCGTATTCGTGGGCATTGGCTGTAGTAATACAGTCATCCAGAATAATCAGGTCAGCACGGGCACCGTAAATCTGTCCACCCATACCTAGGGCTTGGATAGTCGGGTCCTTCTCAGATGAGTTACGAGCATCGCTCCCAAGGTAAACGGTGTCAACGCGCCAGGTGTCAGAGTCTTCTTTCCAACCCCCTTCTGGCCCAAATGTTGTTTGCAACTTCAGCCAGCGCGGGTGACTCAACCTTTGTTTAATGGCGTACACGAACTCACGTGCTTTGACCAACGTCTTAGAAACTACGATGATTCTAACATTGGGATTGAGAGCGATGCGGTAAGTAGAGTAGTTCACCGTAATCACGGTACTCTTGGCGTGTTCTGGTGGCACGTTTACCAGTAGGCGATTTGGGTCGCCTTTCTCGTAAATCATATTTGGGTGCAACCAACTTGGTTCACGCCCCTCAAGCAGGTCAATCCAATCTAGGTGATGTGGAAAGGCTTTCTGCTCAAGGAACATTTCTGAGAACTGGGGAAAGGTAATTTCTTCCCTTGCTATCCCCAGGCTCCGCAAGGAGCGTTCTTTAGCATCCTCTTTGGCCTGCTCTAGGTCAGAGGCAAACTTCTTGTCCCTCATACACCAGATACGGATAGTGTCGGGTTGCTTGCCAACCTCGGCCATAGCCTTATGTGGTGTCCAACCCTCAGATACAAGGGCTATGACTTTAGCCTTTGCGGCTGCCATAGCCTCTGTCCTAGGGTTGTTATTGCCTTTCTGAAAAGTCACAGACCTGTCCCATCTACATACAGTACTGATAGTTAGAACAGCCTATGTAACAGATAGTAGATACAGTCTGTACGCAAGGTCCTAAAGACCTTGCTACTATCAGTGGGCGCTTTGCGCCCCTATATAGTATTAATCCGTTCAAACAGCCTAAACGAACGCTTTGCTTGCAAAGTGTGAGGCAACTCACAGAATATACTATACCAAAATAGGACATACTAGGACAGTAGCAGGGGTCATAGGTTGTACGGGAAAATCTTTTTGGGACTATACATAATAACTTCAGCCTGCTTTTAATAAGTCTGGGGTCTGTTATATACAGCCTGACTACAGCAAGACAGGCTATCTGTCCAGTGCTGGTGTGTGTTAGACAGTAGACACTCGCTCGGCACTATCCCTGTCGCCTCGCCCTATAATAATAAAGACCTGTGCCAGGCTGATTAATAATTAAATCTGAAAGTCACTAGCAGTCCAGTCAAGTCTAAAAGCGCTACGCAACGACTTGACAGAACTGCTTATGTAGGAAGAGTTATAGGAGATACCTATGACAGAGAGGAAATTGTGAAAATCTGCTCACTGTGTGAAACCCACACCACTGAAGTAACACTGGTAGATAACCACTACCTATGCTCGGATAGCAAAATGTGCGCCCAACGCACAGCAAACCTAGTGTTTGGGGTGTCAGTATGAGTGAGAATACTGGCATCAGTATCCAAACTATGTGCTATCAATGCCAAGCACTCACTGAACTCTGCCCTGATTGTCAGGAGCAGAAGGACGCCAATGACATCTACTTGGCCCACAAAATAGTAGATGAGTCCCAAGACTTCTACTACAAAGGCTATGGTGCCAAGAAGGTAGCCGTAGCCAACGGTGGCTCTGTCTCTGAGTTCAATCCTATGTCAGTTATCCGTGACCTTCCTTCAGGTCACGACTGGACTGACCGTGAAGATGAGTTCTTAGAGCCAATCGCTATGCTAGTAGACAGGTTATTTGACCTTGAGACCAGCCTGACTACAACATCATCTGAGGTGGTATGCCAATCCTGCCATCTCATTTACAACAAGCACCAAGCAGAGTGCCCAATCTGCTACTAATCACAACCACGGGGAACCCCTCACAAGTGAGGGGATTTCCCCGACAAAAAGTAAACAACTAACTAATAAGGAGACTAACCAAATGAATACAGTAAACGAGTTCAAGTTCAACAATGCGTTGTTGAAATCAGTCCGTGACTATGGCAACGTAGTCAAAGGTATCGTTCAGTCCCGCCAGACTGAATACACCCCAGACGGGCAAATGAGAGCCCGCTTCATCGCTAGCCGTCAGGTCACAATTACTGACCCAACAATCCTAGCAACACTCCGTCCTCTACTAACCGAGAACGCTGAGTTCTTTGTCAACCTATCAGGTTATATGACAACCACAGTCCGTGAGGAAAAAGGACAGACCAAGTGGTATGACAACCAAATTGTCACCAACCTTGAGTTCATCAACTAACAATCCATCCAGCAAGGGCAGGGGCTTCGGTCCCTGTCCTTGTTCACGCAGGCCCCGCGTTCCAAGGCCAGAATGCAGCGAGTCCATTTAAAATTTTAAGGAGATAACAAATGTTTATAGATACAGGCACACTGATAGCCATAGTAATTGCACTAGTTAGCCAGATGATTGTAATGATATTAAGCGTCCGTGCTGCAGCCAGATGGGAGCAGCAGTATCACAGAATAGTTCGGCTATTAAAAACGGAAAGGGCAGACCGCAGATGATGACCCTATTTGCTACACGCAGATGCCCCTACTGCCACAAGACAGGCAGTATAATGGTAGATGAAAACGAGTTGTTCACCTATCTCAGAGGTGAGTATGTTCAGCGAGCCTTTACCTCGCTATCAGTCCCGCTAAGAGAACAGATAGTTAGTGGTATGCACCCAGAATGTTGGCAAGAAGTATTCGGAACGGAGTTAGAAGATGCCAGCCAAATATCAGACGACTAATTGTCGCAAGTGTGATATGCCCATAGTCATACCCGTATATGACTGGTCACCTAGTGGTGAGAATTTCTGTAGCCCCTGCGCTATGAGTTATGTTGGTGCTATACCAGGAGATAACTAGTGAATATTATATGCCATAAATGTCACGTTCCAACAGATGAGACGGAGATTATCTGGACCGATGACAAGGGTGACCAATGTGTAGAATGCTACGAGAAGGAGACAATAGATGCGTGACCAAGACATTATGTCAAACATAACAGAGATTTCTAAATGGCTAGACTCTCTGATAGTAGAGGTTAACCGTATCAATGAGGTAGTAGAAGACCTCATTGCAGGTGCACCGATATCAGTGGAAGCCTGGTCAGAATAATGTTTCTTATACAAGACGGTAAGATAACTGGCTTTGTATTTCGGTGCCCTACCTGTGGGTTTGATACACTTAATGACAGGGCTTGGTTCTGTCCAAAGGACAACACCAGACTTAAAGAAGTGCTACTAAAGGACGGAGTATGAGTGAAGTTATCTTTCCGCACATCCCAACAGCAATCACCTGGCTATACATCATTGGCATTGGGTATTGCATATACAGATGGAGTACTAGATGAAGAACAAGTTAGCCGCGCTATTCAGTTGGGCATTGACGCTATCCAGCGTTCTCTTTCCCAGTCAGTCGTATGCAATAGCAGTAGCAGACAGACACAAAGACACAGACAACTTGAAGAACGAACGCAAGGAGATTCGCTGGACAAAATCCTTGAGCAAATCCTATGCGAAGGCAGTAATCTCAGCACAGTATGAGAATTGGGGAGCATCAGAGTTCCGTGCCCTTAAGAAACTATGGGGCAAGGAGTCAGCGTGGGACCACACCGCAGATAATCCTAAGTCATCTGCATTTGGTATTCCACAGTTGTTAAAGATGAAACCCGACACGCCTGCGCCCGAGCAGATTGCTCGTGGCTTGGCGTATATCCAACACCGCTATGGCAAACCATCAGTTGCTTGGGCACACTGGCGCAAGCACGGCTGGTACTAAACAACAAACAAAAAGGAGACAGCAAGTGATAATCAAACATATAGTAGAACTAGAGACAGTCATTAATGACAACTCTACAGACCCATCAGTGCTAGCAATCCTCGCTATGTCAGAGGAAGACCGTACTAAATTCTTTAAAGAACTAGGCACAGGTTTTGTTCAGCATTGTTTTGACACCATTAAAGTTAACGAAGGTATGTCCTTCGCAGAATTGCGGGTAGCCAAGTGAGCATCACTCTAGCCCCAGCAACTCCATATAAGAACAGAGCCAACTGGCTCAAGTCAGGCACAGGTGTAACAGCCACATCAGCATCAGATGTAGCCAGACAAGCAGGTCTTGACTGGTCAGTGTCATTGCACCCAATGACAGCCCACTATCTAATTCCAGGTGGCGGTCAGCCACTAGCAATACCAGTACGCAACAAGCAGGCAGTCATTAAGACTACGCCGTTTGGCAAAGTAGATAACATTGGTGTTGTAGGTAATAGATACCAAGTCTTTCAGAACGGTGAGATATTCTCTGCTCTGGATACTTTAATTGATTCAGGTGAAGCACGTTATGCAGCCGCTGGTGAGTATGATGGCGGCGCAAAGGTGTGGATGTTGCTGGAATTACCAACGGAAATTACAGTAGCCAATGACCCACACGCAGCCTTTATCCTGGCTAAGACCAGCCACGATGGCAGCAGTTCAGTCATCATCAAGCCAATCATTGAGCGGCTATGGTGCCACAATCAAATCAATAAGATATTCCGTAGGAATAATCAGTTCACCTATACCCTCAAGCACACCAGCAACAGCAAGTTGCAAGTGTCAGAGATTAGCCATATCTTAAAGTTGTCTTATCAAAACATTGAGGCATACACAGATATTGCTAACCATCTACTACAGCAAGAGGTAGACCGTGAACACGCAGTCAACTACTTCAAGAAGGTATTCCCTCTACCTGCCACCATTGAAGATAAGCCACTCAGCCTGCTATCACAGGGTGAGAAAGCGCAATTGACGAGGGCTAACACCGCACGTCATACTGCGATGCATATCTACTCAGCCAGCCAGACACAGGAGAATATCCGTGGCACACAGTTCGGTCTATGGCAGGCAGTAGTTGAGTATGCTGACCACGGCAAGGCTGATAAGGGCACACTCTCAGGTGTGCGTGCTATGTCAGGTGGCTCAGACAATCTTAAGTTACGTGCATTAGAACTACTAACAAACTAAGGAGACTAATGCCTAAGACTAAACAAAAAGAAGTATGTATGGTGTGCAAGTCACACGATGCACTATTCATCACCCTTAAAAACGGGGAGAAACTACCTTGTTTCACTTACCTAATTGGGCAGGGTATTATTTGTCCAGATTGCAAACAAGTAAAAGGAGACTAACAATGGAATACCTACACACAAACGAAGACGGTACTACTACCAAGTATACCGATGATATGATTAAATCTGCTATAACAGATAGAGATTACTACAAAAAGAACTACTACACATATGCTAGTAAAACCAGCCAACTCCGTGATGAAGTCTATAACTTCTTTAAAGACCGCTATGACTCAGGTGATAGTGAGATTACAGTAACAGTAGATGATGTCAATGACTTGCTAGATAGTATTGGTTCATCCAAACTAAAGGCTTTGTTTACAGTCACTGGTACTATTCACTTTACTATCACAGATATTGAGGCAGAAACAGAAGAAGATGCCAACGATATTGTTAACAATGAGTTGACAGTAGAGTTCAATGGCGAAGGTCAAGTAGATGACTGGAGCCTAGACATTAGCGACACAACCCAACAATAAACTTGAGTAGTACCAACCGTTCTGGTACTATTCATCACAAGAGAGTGGGCTAGTTTTGATTCGTCTCCTTTCTGGCCCACTCTACTTACAAGGAGACAAAGAGTTATGGCAGCAGTAGAAATAGAACGTGATAGATATGGCAGACCACTAATAGTTCCACCTAAAGGTGGCAAGCCAGTTGCTTATACCCGTGCTACCACAATAGCCAACAGTCTTGACGACCCGTCAGCGCTTACTGCCTGGAAAATGCGGATGGCTGCGATTGGATTATCAGTTCGCAGTGACCTGCTCCTTGCTATTAACGCAGCACAGGATGACAAGATGGCTATCAATAAATACATTGAAGATGCTATGGAAGTAGCAGGTGCTAGCAAGGCAGCAACTATTGGCACAGCCATACATACATTCGCAGAGAAAATGGATTTGGGTATACCAGTGAGTATCCCAAACGAGTGGGCAGGGGACTTAATTGCCTACGAGCAAACAACAAAAAAACTAAATAAAGTTTTCATAGAACAGTTCTGTGTCTTAGATAAGTTTAAGATTGCTGGTACACCAGACAGAGTTGTTGAGTATGAAGGCGAAAGATTCATTGCAGATATAAAGACAGGTCGTATTGACCACCCAAATAATATTGCTATGCAGTTGGCTATCTATGCCAACGGCTTGCCGTATTATCCTGACACGGCAACCCGTGGTAAATGGGGAGACGTGAACAAAGATAAAGCCATCATCATCCACCTACCTGCAGGTAGTGGTCTATGCAAACTAGTATGGATTGATATTGCAGAAGGCTGGAAGGGTGTACAATTTGCAATGAAAGTCAGACAGTGGCGAGACAAGAAAGGTCTTGCTACTCCGTTCCCAGAGTAAGGAGAAGGTAGTGTCTTCAACCGAAGCGCCCATCAGTATCACAGTAAAGACAGCAGCAGGTTCACTAGTAACAGTTCGTGCAGAGCACGGAGATGAACTAGATAATGTTGTTGCACATTCATTAGAGGCTATTCGTTCTGCAGTTACAGAACTAGAATCAGCAGTCAAAGGTGTTACTACAATTACACCATCAGCACCAGCGCCAATGGCACCAGCGCAGGTAGCAGCAGCATTAGGTGCATCAATCGTTGACAATGCAGAAGTCAGCACATCAGCCCCATCTATTGGTGGCGGACGTAATTGCCCACACGGCAAGATGACTGCAATTCAGGGAACAGGTAAAGACGGACGTATGTATCGTGGTTACTTCTGCCCAGCACCAAAGGGTGCATTTGATAAGTGCAAGAATGATTATGTCAGAGTTGGCAGCGCTGACTGGAATGTATTTGTTCCAGACCAAGTGAAGTAATGTCCAACATAATTTACTTTCCAATAGTAAAACTATCGGAATGTTGTAATGCACGTATCATTTGGGATACGTGTGATATACACGGAGAAAATTGTGAAGCAGATGCTTGTGATGAATGTCTTAATTATCTTCGGAAAGATTGTGATAAATGAGAACACTTAAACGCAGCATTAGTAAAGCAGAGGTGGGTGGCGAACCATTGCCACCCGCTTTTGCGGCATTTGAGCGGGCAGGAATTATCTTGCGCCGTGCAGAAATTACTATGGTTGCAGGCACACCAGGTGCAGGTAAGTCATCAGTAGCACTGGCTATTGCAGCCAGAGCAAAGGTACCTACTCTGTACTTCAGTGCAGATACCAATGCTCACACTATGGCAATGCGATTACTTGCTATGTCTACTCGTATTACACAGACAGCAGCAGAGCAGATGCTCAAACGTGAGCCAGAAAAAGCAGAAGAAATATTAGTTATGAACAACCATTTGTTCTGGTCCTTTGAATCAACACCCACTCTAAAAGATTTAGATGATGAGGTCAGTGCATTTGAAACTGTGTGGGGCAGAAGCCCAACACTAATAGTTGTAGATAACTTAATGGATATTGCAATGGATGGACACGAAGAATTCCAGGGTATGAGAGCAGCAATGAAAGAGTTAAAGTATCTTGCAAGAGATACCAACTCAGCAGTGCTAGTTCTACACCATACCAAGGAGGGCTCAGAGGGTTATCCCTGCCAACCACGTAGTGCTATCCAAGGTCTTGTCAATCAGATACCAGCAATGGTATTAACCATAGGTCAGATGAAGCAGGGTGATGACACCTATCTTTGTGTAGCCCCAGTCAAGAACAGATACGGGCGAGCAGACCAGACAGGTAATAACTATGTCAGCCTAGCCTTTAATCCAGACACTATGTATCTAGATGATGTTCAGATTAAGTATGCACAGGAGGCTATGTATGGAGGTTAAGATATGGGATATGTCTTTATCTCAGCAAGATATAGAAACATTAATTGGTAGACAAATACTAGATGGTGAGTGGAACATAGTTGTTGATGAGTTGTATAACAATGATGTTCTATATGACACTATAAACAAAATGGTTTATGAAATAACAAGGGATGCAATAGGACTTGAGTAATCCAGCCAAGGCAAAAGGTAGCCAAGCAGAACGAGCAGTCGTGGCTTGGCTTAAAGCCAATGGCTACAAGTATGCAGACCGCAGATTAGCAGGAGCAACCTTAGACAAAGGCGACATTAGCGGTTTGCCAGGGGTTACCATTGAGGTTAAGAACCACGCCAAGTTAGACCTTGCAGGCTGGACAGCAGAGTTAGAAGTAGAGATGAAGAACGATGGTGCTTGGACAGGCACAGTAATCCATAAGCGTAAAGGCAAAGGAGACGTAGGAGAGTGGTATGCAACTATGCCAGCAAAGGTATGGCTTGCACTCCTAAAGAAAGTTGATGGACAAACATAGTATTGCTGCCTACTTGGCACATATAGGCGCCACCCTGCCACCAGAGGGCAGTGGGTGGCGAAAGATTAAATGTCCATTCCACCCAGATAAACACGCCTCAGCAGGTGTGAACTATCAGGAACAAAGATTTAAATGCCACGGATGCGGAGTCGGTGGAGACGTATATGATTTAATTATGCACAAGGAAGGAGGCAACTATCGTGAGGCTGTCAAATTCGCAGAGACAATTTCTCCTACAGGCAACGACAGAGTACGCCCAGCACGTACATCTAGCAGCAGATTATCTGGCAAGTCGGGGTCTGTCGGTAGACGAGGCAAGGAAGTTTCATTTAGGAGTAGTGGACAATCCATTACCAGGTCACGAAGGTTACAAGGGTAAGTTAGTTATCCCATACATCACGCCATCAGGCGTGGTAGATATACGGTTCAGGTCTATCAATGGTGAGGACCCTAAGTACATCGGCTTGCCAGGGGCTAAGACCACTATGTTTAATGCACAGGCGGTACTAACAGCAAACCAATACATCTGCGTCACCGAAGGTGAGATAGATGCAATCACTACAGTAGTCAAGACAGGCCACCCAGCAGTAGGTATCCCAGGTGCTAACAACTGGAAGCCTTATTACACCAAGATACTGGACGACTTTGAGACAGTCATTGTCCTTGCAGATGGTGACAATCCAGGGCTAGAGTTTGGCAAGAAGATTAGCCGTGAGTTAGGTAATGTGAATATAGTTCAGATGCCAGACGGACACGATGTAAACAGCATCGTGCTACAGGAAGGAGTACAGTTTTTAGATGAGCGAATCAGAAAATGCTTCAACGGATAATTTAGAAGCGGTTTGGGAACATATAAAGGAGAACCCCCTGATTATGGGTGTGCCCCTATCCGAGCACAAAGGTATTGATTTACTATCTGCACTCCGAGATATTTACGAGACCAACAAGAAAGACCCACACTCAGCCCAGTTACTGCTTACCCTGCTAGCCAACGTGCTAGTAGCAGCAGCACAGGGTGATGGTGATGAGGTGGTAGAAGAAGTTATAGTCCAAGATGCTATGGCTAAATTTGATAGCGAATCCAGAAAGGTACTAAATGAAGGACACTAAATACTTTGACGATATTCTAATGGAACTAAAAGTAATTATGGTTCGCAAGCATCAGGACTACGGCCCCAACAATATAGCCCGTGCCCCAGGCGGGGCAATGAACGGGCTGATTGTCAGGATGCACGACAAGATGGCACGGCTAGAACACCTAACCTTTAACAATAAATCCAACACACCTAACTATGAATCCATAGAAGATACCCTGAAAGATTTGGCAAACTATGCTATAATAGGACTTATGGTGCAAAGGGGACAGTGGGAAGGGTTGAGTGAGCCAAGAGTTCATAACTGAATACGACTACTTAGTTAAGTCGTTATCAGTTGAGTACCATAGAAAATATCCTATGGTAGAAGTACCTGATATACAGCAGGTACTTTGGCTCTGGTTTGTTACGCATCCCTTAAAGTTAACTGAATGGTCAGCCCTTGATATAAAAGACAGAGAGAAGTTAATAGCCAAATCCCTACGCAATGCAGCAATTAAACATTGCGAAAGGGAGAAGGCAAGAACAGTAGGCTACGAGTTACTTGACTTGTATTACTATGACGCTTCAGTTATTGAAGCGTTCCTACCTAGCATTATCTCTGAGTCATATGAAATACCCAGCAAGATTAAAGATTTAAATTATAAGTTTAGTAAGTCAGAAGGCAGCAGTGACGGCAACAACTGGCTAGTTCTAAGGTCGGACATAGCCAATGCTTTCTATAAACTAACAGAGGCTAAACAAAATGTTCTAAGAATTAGGTTCAGCACGGACTCTGCGGAATGGAGCCTGATAGCCAAGGACCTAAAGACCACACCAGATGGCGCTCGTATGAAAGTACAACGTGCTATCAACTCACTCATTAGAAACCTAGGTGGCTGGAGGCCATACACAGATGAAGATGTACAACAGCAAGAGCAGGATGATGAGTCAGAGTAAAGACATTAGAGACCTGCTAAAGCGGATAGACTACAGCAAGTCAATGGACTTGCGTGGTGAGCCAACAGAAGTATGCGTGTGTGGCTGTGATGTCTTTGTTATGTTAGGTGGATTTGTAGACGGAGAGATAGCCTTCTACTTTACAGATGCAGAGTGTGCAGGATGTGGCAGTATGGTCACACTACCTACACCAATAGACGAGGATTACAATGACTGAAAAGTTTTCACCATATAAAGCAGCCTTACGCCGTAAGAAGATAGCAGAGGCTAAAAAATTAAAGGCTATTAAATATATAAAAGATATGAACAAGAAGGCAAATAAAGATGCCAACGTATGAGTTTAGTTGTCCCATATGCAATATTGTAATTGAGCAGTACTTTACAATAGACTCAAACCACATAATTAATTGTGGTGATTGTGGTGTGCAGATGGATAAAAAGTTTTCAGCAGCGCCAGTGCACTTCAAAGGCACAGGTTTCTACAAAACAGGAGGCTAAGTGATACCTAGATTTAAGAACAGAGCAGCGTGTGAAGGTACAGATACCAGCCTATGGTTCTCTGCTCAAGGTAATGATTATCCAGAAAGAGAACTACTAACTAGGATTTGTAATGGTTGTCCAGCCAGACAGGAATGTTTAGAGTATGCACTTGAGTATGATGTAGATGGATTCTGGGCAGGTACATTACCTCACCAGCGCAGAGCAATACGCAGAGTCAGAGGCATAACGCCTAAGTCAATGATAGTAGATTGGGAGCAAAGAACACGTGGCGCTTGAACCTATACGTCAGGTAAATAGTGACGGCAAGAGAGAAAAGATTGCAGCCACAGCCTTGGCAGAGTACTTTCAGGGCTGGAAGTTTTATGGCACTCCCCGCTTTTACTTTACTGACTTTCACATTTGCCTACAATGGGGCAATGGCAGAGAGAACTACATCGGTGATTTAGAAATCAAATGGCTAAAGACAGACAGCAGCAAGCCAGCCATCTTTCCATTCAACAAACTACAGCAGATGCTGATAGCACCACCATATACAGACAGTGAACACTCATACCACCGTATCTGTTTTAGATTTTCAGATGGCATAGCAATGGTTCCAGCCAGAGAACTAGCGCATCTAGAGCCAGTCTTTCATACTAGATGGGACACGCAAGAGCGTGACCTAGTAGTATTCTATGATGCAAGGAGCAGGCCAGAATACTGGCACAACCTAGTGATAAACGAATAAGTTTCTGTTGGAAGGGGAAGCCAGCAGAAAGCACAAAAGACCCCCCTACCTGTCTTATCGGACCAGGTAAGGGGGTCTGTTTTATTTAATACTATGCGTCAGCAGCCTTATCAAATTTCAATCCGAAGTCCTGTTCTGCTCTGTCTGCCCACTTAACTATAGGTGCTGTTAGACCACCGATAAGTACTGCATACTCTGGAGCCATATCTGTCAATAGGGCTAGTCCCATAGTTACAGCCGATGCTAGAACAGCACGGAGGTAGGACTTAAATGCAGCCCTGAACTCAGGACTTTTTATTTTTCTTTTTAACTTGTTTAACTTTTTCATTCTTGCCTTTCTTGAAGAGGGACAACAGTATGGATTTCTTTCTTACCTGCTTTATGTTGGGCTTCTTCTTGGTTTGTTTTGTTGCTGGTTT